AGGTATGTATCAAGGTCAACATATTCACCAAATGATATATCATCCAGCTTTGGTATAAATCCAAACTCTTTATCGTTTAAAGTAAATCTATCTATAAACTTAGGTTCGTTATTAAATAGCTTTGTGAGTTCTTGGCAGATGTTATTAATATCAGTAGCTTTTATTTGTAATACATTCTTAAGTGGTATATTACAAAATATCTCTACCATCTTCTGTTGTAGAAATGAATCCAGTTCTTTACCATCAGCAATCTTTAACCACTTTTGGTATTGCTTTAAAGTAACTTCATTAAGTGTTTCTGGTATGTTAATAGTTAACTTCATTTATATATAAACGTTTAAATTAGTGAATCGTTATACACGAATGTAGTAAAATTTTTATAATTATCTTTTTTTGATATGGCTGATATAGATGGTTCTTAAAATGTAATTGTGTAGTGGTGTGTATTTTATTTAATATAAATAGTATTCGCCCTGATTAGGGTTTTGTAATTGATAACTTACTGCATACCTTAAAGCATCTATTGCGTGATTCCATTTATCGCAAGGTGTTTGGCTTTTCTTTTCCAACCATACATAATTATTAAGTTCCTTTATTAAATCTGTGCTATCTTCAGTTATTACTAAATCATAATCTTGTAACAAGCTAATTCCGTATGTAACACTTCCTTGTCCTTTTATAGCTGGAACAACTGAGCAACCCCTACTAAGTTCTGTTATTAATCTTGGCTCTGCACTATCTCCTACAATTAAATTATTTTCTGCGAACTTTTTATTAAGGTTTAATATATCACTTGTGGTAAGTTTTGTTTGATAGAAACATAGTTTAACATATATAATCTTTTTCTCTTTGTCTATACTTGTCTTAACCAAAGTTGAAGGGTCATTACTAAACCCATAATCTTGCCCAAACACAACTTTACCTACTTCTTTAAATTCGCCTAAACTCCAGTTACTAAATATGACTCCCTCAGCTTTTTCTAACCAAGCTCCCTCAATAGTGTGTTTATATCTTTGAGGTCTACGTTCTTTCATTTCTTTAATTCTATTTAAATAACTCTCTGAAAGATGTTCTATATTATCTAAGTATGTAGAATGACAATAGGTTGTTTCACCTTTAATTCCAGAGTAACCAGCTTGCACACCAGCATTTTCATAAAACCTTTGATAAATCCAATGTTCTTTAGTTGAGGGGTTCATTACTATCACAACCCTATTCTTTGCTCCCTTTTGTCTAACTGAAAAATCTATCTTGTCAAATATATCCTCATCAACCATTTCTTCAGCTTCATCTATTATCCAAGTTGTTATACCTTGTAGTGATTTAAGATTAGCTGTTTGGTCCCCTGAACTTGTTCTTATACCTCTAAATAAAATCTTACTTCCAGTTAATAGATTAGTTATTTCGTTGCTGGTAATATGGAAAAAACTTTCCCAACCCATTAACTCAATCTTTTCTTTAAATTCAGGTATAATTGAAATAGAAGCTGATTTAAGAGTGTACCTTGTAAATAGTATCTTATGTTGACATTTATTATCTAATGATAAAATTAAAGTGTTTAGAGCAACTGCAAATGACTTACCTGAACCTCTTCCGCCAGTTAATAAATAATACCTTGTGTCGTTAGGAAATATATTAAATTTAGGATTTAGCATTATTGCTTAGTTTCCTCATCATTTCGTCAAAGTCAAAACCTACATTCTCAGTTCTTAAATCAATAGTGTCTTTTGCTGTTCCGTACCCTGAATCCATTAACGCCTTGTATGCTGCAACATCTCCATCCATAGCTTTTCTTATTAAAGCTAATGTTATTACATCTTCTTGTGTTAAAACCTCATCTTCTCCAGTTATAGGGTTTTTCCCTTTTCTTGTAGCTTCTAACCATCTACGAGCAATTGTACTTCTGCTCAAACTTCCCTTAGGCCTTCCAGCTGGGTTTCCTGATTGTCCCTTTTTAAAAGGGTTTAAATTTTCTTCGTTTGCCATTCTATTTGTTTTTATTATAAAATTCTTGTAATGTTTTACTTTTAATATCGTTTACTTTAGTTAGTTTAATATTATGTTTTTTGTTTTTTATTTTATCCCAATCAATATCTGTTCTTCTAACTAATGAATGTTTAAAATGTTTTTTCCAATTTACGTAATGATGAGGTCTGTTAAATCGTATTTTAGTTTCTGCATATTGTGGCCATATTTCTTCCAGAGACCTTGCTTTTAATATTTTTTTTTCGTGTGCATTACCTTTATATAGTTCATCTTGATTACCACCTTTCATTTTTACAACTGTACTCATTTTTTCAACCACAAAAGCATTAAATAAAACTGTGCATAATTTATTATGTAATACTTGTAAACATAAATCTACATCTTCGTTATATTTTAATCTCCATCTATAAGGCACATTATTTTTTATAAGCATAGCACTATATGCGTGTACATTAATGTAAAATGGCTTTTTATCTGATGAACTTGGAACTACAAATTTTCCATAGTTAAAAGCAGTTATTCCAATATTTTCGTATCTGTCTGTAAAATCTTCAAGAACCTCTATTGCTTTAAGTGAGTTGCAAGGGATTTTATTACCTTTAAAAACTCTACGTACTCTTGCTATATTATCATCAAAACACCAATGCCTTTCGTGTCCATTTTTAATGCTATCTTGCCAAGCATAGTTTCTTGCTGGATAGCTACCCTTACCTAAATTAGAAAATGGCAATTTTATTACATATTCTTTTCCTATTGAGTTACAATAATTATCGTACTCTTGCGGTTCAACTAAAATCTTAAAGTCAACACCATCTTCAATAAAAAACTTAGCAGTCATAGGATTTTCCCACCTACCTTTAGAAACTATGTAAATTGGGTATTTAGTCATCTAACATAAGATGCGTGACAATCCCAACCGTTCTCAAACTTTGGCTCGTGTAATGCTTTAAATCCAGCTTTCTTAATGTCATTCATTATTCTTACTGCATTACTTATCCAATCAGTTTTTGTTATTGGATGAAATTCTATTATTATTGCTCGAAGCTGGGGTTGTATTATGTTATATTCGTACTCTGCGCCCTCTACATCAATTTTAACCACGTTAGCATCTTGCAAAGCGTCTTCATATCTAATTGCAGAAACTTCAACAACTCCTGCTTTACGATGTGATTTGGTTATGCTATTTGTTACACCTATACCACTACTTGTAAATAAATTAACCGATTTCATAGTTTTTCCAGTAACTGCTTTTTGAAAAACTTGCATATTGTCTTTTTTGTTTTTTAACAATATATTAAATGTTATAGGTGTAGGTTCATAAGTGTATATTTTTTTTACACCTTGCTTATGTGCATACAAAGAATATTCTCCAACATAACCACCTATATCAGCAACAATGTCATTAGGTCTTAATTTAACAGCCATTGCTTCCGTCATTTTATTAGTAAAAGCATTCTTCGATTCGGGATTTTTTAATGCTAAATGTCCACCTGTTATTTTAGATTCGATTCTTACAATTTGTTTTTCTTTCATTTTATTTATATTTAAGTGATTTAAGGTCTTTTTGTTTTCTATATGGGTATTTAGCAGTCCAAGTTTGTCCTTTTTGTGCACTATATTGTAATTTATATTTGTTATTAAAATCTTCCCTATCTTGTTCCGTATCGAACGTAATAATAATTTTAACTACGTCTTCCTTTGGTTCAAACTCAGGCATACCTACCCACTCAGAATTTTCATCTCCAGAATTAACTTTATTAACCTCATCATCATAGTTCTTCCAAACATCCATTCCAAAATTTCCTAACTCAACAGAATCCCATTTATTTGCAATCATATCCCAATCCCATTCTCCAAATCCTACATTGTCCTTTACTATAAATTCTCTCTGTTTCTTCACTGTTAATTTATCTGCCTTTAAAATATAAACTTCTTTTAAACCAGCTTCTTGACAAGCCTTTAAACGCATATTACCACCAAGAACAACCATATCATCATTAACAACAATTGGTCTAATTTCCAGCATCTCAGGGAACTCTTTTATTGACTTAACTAACTTATGGAATTTATTATCCTTTATTAATCTTGGGTTCTCTGTGTTCCTTTTTACTTGTGATATTTTTACTTTCTCCGTCTTCATCTTTAAAAAATTTTAATAGTTTCTTTTCAATTATTTTTATTTTCTCTGTCATATTCATATTCATTATATAATCTTCTCATTGTATCAACTAAACCTTTAACGCAAGAACCGCAGCTTGATGCTTTTTTGTTGGTGTTAAATACTCTATTGTGTATTGTTAATAGTTTTTTTTGTTCTATGTTGTTTACTATGTTTTTATTTAGTGTGAAGAATCCTTTAAGATATATATATTCTTCTTCATTAAGGCATTCTACTTTGTAAGGAAATAATTTATTTAACTTTTCTTTTCTTGCATCACATCCACAGTCTTTACCTAACTTG